CCCACCGCAGGCATGAAATCATTCCCAAACGACAGACTCATTCGAACGAAGGTCTCCACATCGACCGGAAGCACCTGCTTCAGTGCGGAGACATTCAGCGTTGTATAGGATCCCGTGTCCTGCTCACGCAGAAGGGACAGGGACGAGAGAGACGACTGGGCCAACGAAATGACCACGAGATCGGCATCCAGTCCGTAAATATAAGTGGTCCGGCGCTCGGAGGCGGGAAGGGATCGAAGCCAGAGGAAGACCTTGTGCTCCCCCTCTCCGGGCTCCAGGGTGTCGGAGACGACCGCCTCGGGAAAGAGCACCCGGACCGCCGTGGCCAGCTTGCGCATAAAGGGCGTCCCGGGACTGATCTGATGCTTGTCGAACCCCTCGGACTCTCCGATCCGCATGCGGCGATAGCGTTGCTGGACCATCTTGGCCAGCGGGACAAGACCATCGAAGGCGATATAGACTCGCTTGGCCTCGACGACCTCGGTCAGAAGCGCGCGGAGTGCCAGGACAATGCTTCCAATGGGGTTCTCGGGACGGAGATAGGCATGGATGAAACAGTTGAAGTCGATCCCGAGACAGTCGACGGTCGGTCGACCGGTGACCGGTTGCTGGATCTGACGGTGGGCGCGGAGGAGCGAGGCCACATAGTACGGGATCCCCATTAGGAAACAGTCTCGGCTTCCATCAAAATGGACGGCCGACCTGGCACCCCGTACCCGGAAACGCCCATGCCCCGCCCCTGCTGCACCGACCGGCCTCCCGTGGCGGAGCCCTGCCCGATCTGCGGTCCCCTGTCCTCCCCGACGCCTGCCCGATGGGAGGCGGCTGAAGCGATCCTCCGCGAGCGCCCAGACCTCGCGCAAGTTCTCGTCGCGGACCTCCCAGGAGTTCGCTACTGGGTGATTCGAGCAGATGATGCGACCTACCGCCGTGTTCATGAGGTCGTTGACAGAGTCTCGCTCTCTCATAAATGAAGGTCCTCCTCAGTCTTCTTGCGATTGTTCTCGCGACAGGCCTCGCCCTTTGGTGGCTGGCCTCGACACCGCAACTCCCTCCGCCGCAGGCCTGCGGAGCCTGTGCGAAACGCAAGAATGTCGCGGCCGTAGAGTAAATGGACGAGCAACTTCAGTCTGGGTATTCGCCGCGAATGGCCGCCCCCCACGGAGGGGACGCCCAGGCTCCGTATGACATGCGCACAGGCGACACCGCCAGGGCCATGGATCGAGCCTTTTTACTGAAAGGCGGACGGCGTCGCCCCAAGACCCGTCGGTCGAAGACCGCCACGCGTCGCAAGCGCCGCGCCACGACCCGCCGCGTCCGGACAAAGTAGTCTTGCGGGAGGATAAATGGCCAAACGCACGCCTCGTCGCTGGATTCCGGTTGCGGTTCTTGCTCTTGTTGGAGTCCTCGCGATTGTCTGGTTCGTTCAGCCGGTCGCCAAGGTTGCAAACGGCTGTGCCGCCAACCAGTTCTACTGCCCGGGCGTCGGGTGCCTCTCGGGTCCCGACAAGTGCAAAGCGGGCAATGCAGGGGGACCGGCCCGCGTGTTTTCGGCGGTCGAGCACTTTGCGGTGTTGCGCCCCGCCGGGGTGAAGGACGCTCCTCTGACCGAGCCCTTCGAAGTCTCGAGCTTCGGAACCTTCCCCTCGATCACGCCACCGTCTGGACAGCGGAAGTCCTGCCCCGGAGGCACCCGGTCGGATGGAGCCTGCCTCATGGAATTTTTCACTGCGTAAGAACAAACCATGTGGACCTATCTTCTCACCACCGCCGTGCTTTTCTTCGTCCTCACCCCCGGGATCCTCATCTCCCTCCCCCCGGGCTCGTCCTTCACCATCCAGGCCGCCACCCACGCGGTTGTCTTCGCGGTGGTCCACAAGTTCGTCCAGCACGGCCTCCTCCGCCAGTAGACGCAAAACGGATTCGTGAACTGCAGGGGATCTAGGACTCCCCGCCCATACACACAATGACGCCTCAGACCAAGCGTGACGCCCTCATGGCCACCTACCAAGACCTTCTGGAAGACCTCGCCATGCTCGAGCGTAACCAACGAAACACAACCCTCTCACCCACAGACCGGCAAGCGCTGGACCGTGAATGGGAGGACTGCATGCGGGAGATTACCCAGATGGAGGCCCTGCTTGAACAGATGGACTGGGAGGCCGCCCAGCGAGAGGAAGACGATCGCCCGGACTGCTCGCGGTGCGCCGGATGCGCGTACTGCGAGGAATCTGCACCGGGCTATGATGAGGGAGACGAGATCTAACTGTGACCAACTTACATGTGCTGTAGCGTTACTTTTGTAATGTCAGGCTTCGTCTACTGTTTTAGCAATCCTGCGATGCCGGGACTCGTGAAGATCGGCTATACCGAGGCCACTGTCGAGCAGAGGCTTGCAGAGGCCAATGCGTCCACCTGGGTTCCGGCGCCCTTTCTCCCCGAGTTCGCCAAGTATGTGCGGGATCCGCTGAGCAAGGAGCAGACCCTGCACAAGATCTTCCACGCGAGCCGAGTCAATCCCAAGCGGGAGTTTTTCCGTGTGGAGCCTGAGGCGGCCCGGCTGTGTTTTGAGCTCATGGACGGGGCCTGGTGGACCTCCCAGGACGAGTCCCCGGACGCCGAGGAACGAATCCTGGGTGATGAAGTCCTTCGCATGTTCCTCGACAAGTATGTCCACCCCGCAAGCTCCGGGGGCGTTCCCGTCCAGTGGACCGAGATCGCCTACGCCTTCCAGATCTGGAAGCGCAAGCAGGGCTACAAGCACGGGGCCACGATGAAGCTGCGCGAGCTGCTGACGGAGACCTATGGAGTGCCGACCCGGGGAGCCTGGTCCACCTTCCGGCTGGACGGCCAGGAGCCCGAGTACTGCGACGATGATCGCGCCTACCTCCGGCCCTCGAAGTAAAACGGATTTGTGCGGTCCAGTCCAACGAGACATATCCACAGACAGAATGGAAGTCGTAACTCCTATCTCTCGCGACCAGCTTCAGCAGTATATGGCGATGACCTATCACGCAGACATTCAACGCGCAACCGCGCTCGTCCTCAGGGCGGCCAACACGAAGAAGACAAATGTTCTTCTTACCGCCAGCAATGACCTTCAGATTGGATATCACATCCCAATCCCGACCGGGTACATCCTCGCGCTTCAGCAGAAGTTCCCGGGATGTACGATCACGCATCTCCAAGACGAGTGGTATGAAGAGAACCCGACAACTCGTCGGAAGGTCACTGGGATTCTGATCGATTGGTCCTAAGCGCTGAACATCGAGATCATCTGGAGAAAGTCGCTGTCGTGGGAGTGGGCCAGAAGGAGGTCGTCCCAGTGCACATCCGACTGCATGGTGTTCAGGATTGGATTGATGGTCGTCAGGGTCTGAAACCAGGCCAGAATCTCGGGCATCCCGCCCTGCTGAAGGGTCCACTTGATGAAGAAGTCAAGGAGGACCCTCCGGGATTGCACATCGCGCCCGAGGAGATACTCCTTGAAGCGAATGGCGGTCGCGATCCGCTCTGCCTGAACATAGCTCATTTACGAGTTCGCAGCTGCGACCTTGTAAATGGACCCGGTCCCGATGTACGAGTGCCACGCCTGTGGCAAATCGTTTTCCAGTGAGCTGTGGATGCGCTACCACGACTCGGTGTGCATTCCGAGGAACCTGCCGGCCACCGACACGATCCCTCCTTGGACCCTTGCCTGGCGCCGATTCGATGCGTGGAGACTTGCCTGAACCGGAATCCTCGCCAAGAGATAATGGGTGCCTCGCAGTCCCACGATATGGCGATTGGGCTGGTGGTGTTTAACCCCGCCAAGTCGAAACGCATGGTCATGAACGCCCTCTATGTATGGAATTACTACAAGACCAAGGGACTCCCGGTGTTCATGCTCGAGCTGGTCTTTGGAGACAACGATCCGGAGTTCAAGAAAGCGATGCAGGTTCGCGGCGACTCCCCGATGTTCCACAAGGAGCGTCTCTGCCGCCTGCTGGAACGGCGCATCCCTCGCAAGTACAACAAGATTGTCTTCCTCGATGCCGATGTGATCTTGCCCGAGGACACCTGGTATGAGGAGACCTCGGACCTTCTCAACGACTACGATGTCGTCCAGCCGTTTTCCACGGCCGACTGGTTGGATCTGACCTACAAGAAGGCCGAGATTCGTCGAGCCTCTGTCGTCAAGATGCCCGGCACCAAGTGGGACTTTACCTATCACCCGGGGTTTGCCTGGGCCTTCCGTCGGGACTGGTATCGCAAGGTTGGGTTTTATGACTGGGCCGTGTCGGGCAGCGGCGATACCCTTTCGACCGCGCACTGGCTGAACAAGGAGTTTCCCCCGGGCTTCAAGTCCCTGCCGCTGGCGATGAAGGCCTCCTACGAGGAGTACTGCAAAACACCCCGGCCTCGAATTACGATGCGCAAGGGTGTGATCCAGCACCTCTACCACGGATCTCGAAAGAACCGGCAGTATGCCGAACGGCACAAGCTCCTCGATGTCAAGGGCGACATCCGCGAGATGCTCGAGACCAACGACGATGGGGTCTACGAGTGGACGGACGCCCGGTGGAGCAAGATCTTCCAGGCGTACTTTACCGGTCGCGAGGACGATGACATCTCCGCGGGAGGGACCTATCCGTTGACCTCGTAAAACGGATGTAGCCGGCCCTGAATCCATCCAAGCATTCAAAATGCCTCACCTTGACGAAGACATTGCGTCAATGCGTCTCAAGCTTGCTGCGTTGGAGGACCAAAAGCGGCGTGAAGCGGAAGTCGAGGCCGAGACGAAGGCAAATCCATTGAAGACGCTTGAGAACGTCATTACTCAGTTGAGGGGGGCCATTGAACGCAATTCATACTCTAAAAGTTTCCCTCTGGCAGGGTACTACGACCGTCGGGCCGTCGCACATCTTGAACCGATCCTCGAGGCACTGAAGCAGATTCACACCAGATTGGATGTTCTTGAACGGGAGGCTACACAGAACTGATAAACTCCCACTGCAGGTAGTCACAGATCTTCTTCCAGATCTGATCGTGGGCAATGAGTCGATCGCGACTCTTCAACAGCGGAAAGTAGATTTTGTACTCGTCGAGCTCGAGGAGTTCAAAAAACTTATAGAGGATGTAGCTGTAGCTGAGGAAGTTCGTGCGGTCATCCGGGCAATACAGCAGGAACGGGGCCTGGATGTCCTGGAACATGGCGCGGATTTTCTCCTCAATCTCCGGTGTGATGGTGGGGGGCGGATTGCCATTCAGGCGGCTGAGAATGTGGGCCCGATGCTCGTAGTATTTGCTTCGATTGAGCTTCTTGAGGATCTGGCGGATGTCTTCCTCCGTCAGGTCGGCAATGTTCGCAATCCGGCGCTTCCGGAGTTCGAGGACGACTTCGTTCATGACATCCTCGGGGATGACCGTCGACTCCTTGGCCTGGAACTGATTGAGGATCTCATTGAGATGGTTGATCTTCTTGTACGCGTAGTTGTTGCGCTCCTTGGGCGGATCGCGAAACGACGGAAAATCGGAGACCACCAAGGCATACTCTTCCGATCCACACCGGGGGCAGACGAGAATGCCTTCCGACGAGATCTCCTCGCGGGCCACATTGCAGACAAGACAGTGCTCCGTCAGTTGCTGCACGGCTTCGGGTCCTGCGGAGAGCTTCATCCGCTGAACATACTCGTCGTACATCTGCTTGCGACTCGGTCCGGTGGGCTCGGCAGAGGCCTGCTGGAAGTACTTCAGAAAGGTATTGGCATCCTTCGGGGCCATCGCGGGAGTCGCAGCCCCTCCGTCATTCCGCTTGTAGTAGTCGGTCAGGAGGTCCATCGTCTTCATATAGTATTCCTCCACGGGCTTCGCGTGGGTGAGCTCGCGTTCAATGTCCCGCACGCGCTCCTGCAGCAGGGTGGCCTTCGCAATCACCTCAAGATCATTGCTTTGGTAGGCCCGAGAGATCTCCTCCCGAAGTCCCTCCAGCTCCTCGCGCAGGGACTCCTGTTGCGTGTTCGTGTCCTTGAGTCCCTGCACAATGGTCTGATGCAACGAGTCGAGCGTCCCGCTGGCTCCGGAGGGGGTCTGCGGATCCTTCAACTTCCGGACCCGAAACACATCCATTTATGAAGGTTTGTACCTGGTTCCTGTAGACTGCATTTTGGAAGAGACAGGGGCGTTGGCGTCGGACGGCCTGGGTCAGCTCCTCGAGTGGAAGGTGGTAGTGTTTGGCCGTATAGGCCAAGGCCAGCGAGCCGGACCGGTTCATGCCTGCAACGCAATGGACGTAGACCGTCCCCGATCCTGGATCCCGGAGGAACTGCTGCAGCGTCCTCTCGAACGTGGGGTACCAGTCCAAAATGTTGGCATACGGGCTATCGATCGCATCGAGGCACCGATACCGCTCGGGGAACCGATCGGAAAACCACTCGGGGCACGCATCGTCGTGCGCGCAGTTGATGACATGCGTAATGTCATTTGCAGCGGCGAAGCGCTGGGTCAGAATCGCGCCCGGTCCGACCAGAATCCGCGCGTGAAACCACGCCGGGGGTTGTTTCAGGTAGTCTGGGAGGAACATCTGGTGTTCTCCTGGGGAGGTCCCTCTAAGTCTAATGGTCGCAGGCCGGAACTCCTCCGCCAGCCACTCCGCACCATCCACTTGTCAACCCCTTGTCCTTGCGGCATCCGCAGACCGACCGAGTCCGGGCCGCCGTCTCCTCGGCGCGAAGTTGTGTCATGGCAATCTCTGTGCGACGGGCATTCGCATAGCCCTCCCAGCCCTGTTTCGCAATGGCCTCCATCTGGCGCATCACCCAGGCATAGGAGGCCCCGCTGTGCCCATCGTAGACCATTTCCGCATTGATCGCAGCAAGCTCGATGGCTGCGCTGAACATGAAGCCATCCTTTCCGGGGGTGGAGGGAAGACGCAGGTACTCCCACATGTCGGCCTTGGTCACAGCGTCGTAGGCATCCTGCAGCAGCATCGCTTCGTGTGCGTCGAATCCGAGGGGAGTGAACTTGTTCATGGTGATTCAAAACGAAGTCTCCAGTCGAAGACAATCCGTTTTCCATGTCGTCTGCTCTCCAACATTATGTCAGGGGGGTCGTCGCGAATGGGGAGCTGGACTTCGAACTCGCTCGACTTCAGACCCAGTTGATTGCGGCCCACCAAGTCCCGCGTCCAGACCGAGATCTCGTGGCGCACTTGACACAGATCTTCAAGGCCTTGCTCTTAGCCAAGCAGCTGCGAGAGGAATCCATTCACAACATTCGCGATCACAACCGCGGCGCCGCCCAGAACGGCAGCGCCAGTGTAGCTGACCACACCACCCCCAGTGTACGCGTTGGGAACATACTGCAGGAGGATGTGGCGGGGCGTTGAGAGAGAGATCACGATGGCGGCCAGGAAGAAGGAGAGGTAGAGGCTCGCGCTCGAGGCCATCCAGCGCATGGCAGGAAGGCTGGGCTTAAAGCTCGGAGCCATCGGGGCATGGCCCGGAGACAGCACGCTGGGCATGGGCATCATGGGAGGGGCCGACTGGGGGCCCTGGGGGCTCGGAAGGAGAGCATCGAGGGGGGTGGCGTCGTCCATTTATCTTTAGGGAGAGCTTTCGCAGGTCGCGTCCTCCACGCGGTAGCGCCAGCATTTTCCATCGGTCCGAACCACCTTCCCGACGGTATCGTGAAGGGGGATCGCGAGGGAGCGTTTCTCTCCGTAGGTTCGGTGAAAGAGGAGGGCGGCAAAGCCAAGTCCCATGACGAAGCTAAAGAAGGGACTCGCCCGATGGACCGCCTCGAGGAGTCGAAGCATTATCTACTGGCGAGGAGATTCAATGACGCCGCTTCGTCGGGGCAGGGGACTTCGACCGCCTCGAATCGGACACACCCCGTCTCGGTATGATAGACATCATGGTCATAGGGAGTGGGAAGCGCCTTGACATGCCGTGTCGGAGGGACGAAGACGGTCGAGAGAAGAAGACCGACAATGACACCCGCAGCAATCCATCGAGGTTCAAACATTGTTACTGAGTGCCCATATAATATCGCAGGAAGGCCTCGATCCCCGCAGCCACAAGGATGACAATGTAGCCTGTCCCCGGATAGAGGGCCGCGAGAATCGCCCCTCCGATTGCAAGCTCGGTGCGGTCCTGTCTGCGGAAATAGACAAAGGTCGCCACGATCCCAAACGCCCAGATGAAGGCAATGAGCGCATAGTACGAAAAGTCAACGACACGGCGACGGATGTATTCGAGACTGAAGAGATCCAGATCCGATTCCGGCTCAAATTTATCAAAGGCGAATCGCTGTCCAGCCGGGATCACGACGCGTTTGAGGGACTTGTCGTAGGTATTCTCAAGCTCAACGCGAAGGCGGGTTCCCTTGACAATGTTCGAGGGGTTCCCCGCAGACTCGAGCTTGAGCTGGAGGGCCTGTTGGGCATAGGTTTGGGAGCGAGCCTCGATACAGGTCTGATCGGCCGCACCACACTGTTCAACGGCCATCTGTTGAATTTTAATCCGGTCCGAATCGGAGAGATTGGCTTCCGGAGAGCCTTCAAAGATCGGAACGAGCTGGTTGTCCACCGGGAGATCAATGGTCGATCCATCGATTCGATCTCGGATGAGGCGTGTGATGTCCTGAATCGTATTCTCGTCGCCAAAATACGCCTTCTTCAGGGTCCAGGAATCGGAGTTCATTGTTATGATGCGAAGACGAGATTGCCCAACCCGGAGACGATCCGCAGGAAGTTGATCGACTCCACATAGACCCCAACCGTGTAGGTAAAGGTGAAGACGATGTTGCTACTCGTCTGGACCACCGTCGTAATCTCGTTCGGCTTGTAGTTCCCGATCTCGGCGGCCGGAATCACCGTCGGTTTCTGGTTGAAGAGGGTCGACTTCAAGACGCAGACCGTTGTGGTGGTCGTTCCGTCCGGAGAGGCATTCGCAACACTCTGGGCCAGCGGTGTCTGCATCGTGACACGGAGGATCACTCGGTTGAAGAGACTTCCGTTGGCTGCGCCCGAGGGCTGGTAGCCATCATGATCCAGCGCGAACGAGTACTGGTAGACACCCGGGAGCTCTGTAATCTGTCCGGTCGCATACCGATACATCTGCTGAAGCGAGAAGAAGGGAAGCGGCTTGGGCTGAATCCGCTCCTTCCCATCAAAGAGCAGGGTTCCATCGATGATGGAGTCCCGAGGATAGATGGCCGAGATCTGCTGTTGGCCCGACGAGTACAGACTGGTGTCCACATCCGAACTGACGGCACTCCAGGGCGCCCGGAACGGATTGGCCCAGTTCGTGTAGTTGTCCCAGTCGTTCAAGAGGAGGCGATCGGACCGCACCGAATTGAAGATAATGCGCGTCACAAGGTTGAACATGGGCACTTCCAGATCAGTGTTCCCGCCAAACTGTCCTTCCTTGTTGACATAGCGCACCGTCTTGATGAGGAAGGTCTGGTCGGCTTTTGCGAGCTGATTCATCTCAACTTCGGTCAGGTAGATGTAGTTGGCCTCGATGTAAAAATCGGGAACCCAGGTCGTCAGGGAGGTATTGCTCGAGAGGCCCGTTGTCAGCGGGGGCGCCAGGAACATGGACAGGGGGTACTGCGTGGGCTTGACGCGCTGTCCAAAGGATGCGGAGGCAATGTCCGTGTCGACCACCGTATACAGATCCTGGAGGGCCCGGAAGGTGACATTGATATAGACCTCTGAGTTCTGAAGGCTCGTCAGGGGCAGCGCAACGCCCGGGTTCTCGCAGAACCAAAAGTGGAGGGGAAGGGCGAGCTGCCGACTGCGAATGCTGGGTTCAGGGATGCGGGTCTGGGGAGACGCCGACGGAAGGGCCGACACCGCAATCGCATGGGGGTACTGGTTCTGCCGGTCGTAGGCATTCGCCGGATCGTAGACCTCGGGGACATTGCCGATCATCTGGTCAATGATCGCCCGCTTGTTGGCATCATGGGTCATGTACGAGTAGAGCTTCATCCACTCCCCAGACATGCGCTGGATCACCTGTCCGTTCATCGTCAGTTCCACATGGTCAATCATGTTGTAGCCCAGGTTCTTGATCCACTGAAATTCGTACCCCATCGAGTTGGAGCGGGCGTCATACCCAGAGGGCATCGCTTTCGACCCCGTGTACTTGAGGGGGGACCAGATGTCCGGGAGCGTCAGAACGACATAACAGTCGTGCAGGAGGTTGGCAATGCGCTCCACCTTGCAAGAGAGCGTCTTGGTCTGTGTGGCATTGAGTTCCAGATTGGACGCCGTAAACACGAGTCGAATCTGTTCCATGGCAAAATTCGTATGGCGACGATAGACTGTCCGGAAATGCGTCATGGACGGATTGCCGTTGACGAGTTCATTCTGAGCCCCGGTCCCAATCAGCTGAAGGAGGCCGCCCGGCATTTGTATCTAGTCCGACGAATTGTTTAACCTTGTCTAGACTAAGAATGGACCATCAAGCTCTCAACGAGGAGCTCCAAGCGGACATTGATGCCTATGCGAATGGAGGACAGCGTTCATTTCCGATCTCGGACAAGCTTGCGACATCGGTGGCGCGGTGGCCGGCTGTGACAGAGGAGCTTGTCGTCTATCGTGGACAGCCCAAGGAGTTCTCCCAACTCCCGATGATGACCCGCTACGATAAACGCCCGTTCTTCTCGGCAACCTACGGATTGGACATCGCGAAACGATTCGCAGGACAAGGCGGTCTGATCTTCAAGATCACCCTCAAACCGGGCGTTCGGTTTCTTCGTCTGACCCACACGAACGAGGCCGAAGTGTTTGTCGCTGCGGACGGACTGGCCGAGTACGGGACGACGAAAGTTCGAGTGACGAACCCAGATGATCGCAAATCGTGGGCCATGGCGTGGCCGGTGACCCTGTCCCCGACGCCGTCAGGAGGACGGCGACGCCGTCAGCTCTCTTCCTCGACGAGATATACGAGACGCAAGATCAAACACAAACTTGCAAGTTGGAACCCACGGATACATACCCAACGTGCGATGGAATCCTCCATACGTCCTACTGAGAAACCGTCGCGCGGACGCCGATCGGGCGGAGGGCCTGGCGGCTCACGAGATCCTTCGTGTTCGTGACCGTAAACGCACCCGGCGCGCCGGAGGCCGTTTCACAGGTCGTGCACCAATTCGACACCGTGATGCCCCCGGGGGAATCGCGCCAGCCAGAGACCGTCGGCACCGCGAGAATCTGTCGCACAGTCGCATTGTTCGCCATCGTGCTCAGAAAGACGCCGTTCGTCTTGTCCTTCTGCTCGGGAGGTGTCGAGTAGAAGGTTTTGGCAATGAGCTGCCGCTTGCGCATCGTTAGGTAATCCTGGGCCGAGTTGACCTGCATTTGTGGTTTACGCGAGAGAATCGTTGTTCCGCTAAGATGAAGGTTCTTCTCGTTAGCACGCACATTGATCAGACCACCGGGTACTCCAAGGTGAGTTTCGCCCTGGTGAAGCAGCTCGCGTCGTTGGGTCCGACTGTCAAGACCTACCACTTTGGATTTCAGCGGCATCCGGCCCACGCGGGGCTTCGCAAGTACCCCGAGGGCGTGAAGTCCTACGACGCAGCCGCCAACGAGGATCCGAAGGAGGAGGGATTCGGGTACAACAAGATTCTCGAGTATGTGGAGACCGTTGAGCCGGATCTGGTGATGATCTACAATGACCCCTTTACCATCTACCGCTTTCTTGAGGCCCTCAAGCACGAGAAGGGGACCTCCTCCTACAAGCTCTGGCTCTACATCGATCAGGTCTACGAGGGGATTGCCAAGCCCATCATGGAATCTCTCTTTGCGCACGCCGATCGGATGTATGCCTTCAGTTCGAAGTGGAAGACCGCCCTCGAGTCCTATGGAACCGGGGTGGACATCCGCGTGCTCGAGCATGCCGTCGACCCGACGATCTTTACCTCCATGAGCCCGCAGGCCCGGGCCGGAATTCGTCAGTCCATGAACATTCCCGAGGGTGCAGTCGTTCTCTTCAATGCGAACCGGAATAGTCAGCGCAAGCGGCTTGATCTGACGATTCAGGGATTTGTGCGCGCGCTCAAGACCGGCGCGAATCTGGTGCTCATTCTGGCAACCGGACTGGACCCGCAGCGCGGGGCCTTCTATGATGTCCAGCGCGTCTTTCTCGAGGAGGTCAAGGAGGTCGGACTGGATCCCGCGGCCATTGCGACCCGGTTCCTCCTGATCGATACCACCAGTGAGAAGACCCTCCTCGACGATGCGGCCATCAACCAGCTCTACAATGCGGCCGACCTGGGGCTGAACACCTCGGACGGAGAAGGGTTTGGGCTCTGCCAGCTTGAGCATCTCTATACGGGCGCTCCGCAGATTGTCACGGACATTGGAACCTACCGCACCTTCCTGACAGACACGGTCGCCACCTTCATCCCTCCGGCCTTCCGGGCCTACTTCTCCGGAGGCATGCCCCATGGCGGATGGTACCCCCTCTTTGACCCCGAGGCTGTCTCCAAGGCGATCCTGGATGCGGCGGCGCGGCTCCCGGAGATGCGCAAGACCGTCTCGACCTACCCCTTCCAGAGCTGGGCGACCGTGTGCGATGGCTGGCTGGAGGACATTCTCACGCAAGCCGGAGGTCCGGCATCCACCGCAGTTGTCCGGGTGCCGACAGAACGCCCATCCGCATAAGGCGTTGGTTGTCCTCGAACGCCGGCCCATCAAAGACTTCCTTCGTGTCGGGATCCACGAGGAAGACCATTTGCTTGATGAGGACCTTCTGGAGTCGGCGCTTGCGGCGCTGCATGTTCCGAAGGTAGCTCGTATCGGCGTCGTCCTGCTTGAGGTTGGGGCGATAGGCAAGATCCTCTCCGGTCACTCCGCTGTCGAAGCGCATACACACAGGGACTGGAGACTCGCGACGATGAAGCGAGCGGTGGACTTCACAGTCGACCGCAGCCTGCTTCAGGAGAAGGCTAATGCGACCATTGACCTTCTCTTTTTCGAACGCTTTCTCGTAGAGATACTCGTCCGTACTCATGAACACCTCGGTCGGCTCTCCCTCGTACCGCTTCACGGTCGTGTCAGCGCGCCGCACCATGACAATGTTCGTGCCTTCCGACGACTTGGCCTGGGCCTCGCTGAACACCGAGAGGTAGAAGGAGACGCGCACCGTCCGCTCCTCAACGGGCAGCCGGGCATGGGAACAAATGCGAATCGCGCGCCCAATGACCTGGTCGTGACGCGCCGGGTTCCAGTGGGGCTCGAGGATGTGGACATGCCGCACATTCGCGAGCGTGATGCCCTCAGCGCCCGCCGCGGTGATCAAGAAGAGGGTGAGCTTCTTCTTGGGTTTGGACTCGACCGAGGCCTTGAGGCTGGCCGGGAAGTTGTCGCTGAAGCCCACGCCGTTGAAGATCTGGCGCATGTACTCGCGCTGTTCGGCGTCCTCATTGCCGGTGTAGAAGGCAAAGGCCGGTGTCTCGGGATCCAGACTCGGATCTTCCACCCACTGGGTGGCGTCCTTGACCAGCTTGTACTCCTGCCATCCGTTCGCGACGAGGGCTGCACTGAGAACCCCAAGCCCTTCGAGGTTGCGGAAATACGAATAGACCATCTGGTTCTTGTCGGACCCCTCGCCCTGCAGGACCTCCAGGAGGGTTTTCAGTTTGGGACTGTAGAGCTCCAGGGCCTTGGGCGTCAAATACCGCTCCGGATTCGCCCGAAGCTTCTCCAGGATTGCGCTCTTGTCCGGAGTCGTATCCTCATCCGTGGCAGCGACATCCGCAGCCCGAAGATCGGGGGGAATCGCATAGTCGCAGGCCAGTCGAGAATTGACGCGAAAGGTCTTCATCTCATCGTTGGTGTCCTTCATCGGATTGCGGCTCTTCCGCGCATCCTGCTTGATCTCATCGGACCGAATGGCGAGGTAGTGGTTGAACTGCTCGGTGGACATGGGCACCTTCTTGAGCAGTTTGTCGTCGTCGATGCGACGCGGGAGCATCCGTTCATCCGCACCCTTGAAGTACGAGACAAGGCCCTGAATGCGGCGCTGGAACAGAAGCGCGTTCTTGATCGACAGGCCGTCAAGGAAGAGACGCGCGAACTCTTCGAACTCCGTGGGAAGGCACTCCAGGAGCTCCGAGGACACACGGTCCAGGGCGAGCTCTGCCCCGCCGACCTCCGTCTGAAAGGTGGAGGCCCAGGGCTTGACCCACTCGCCCGCGACTGGACTCCAGGGCATGTCCTTCCGATACTGCACCGCAATCCGATCGCCCTTTTCGTTGTAGACACTGCGGAAATGGGGCGGGTTCCGCGTCACAAGGATCGTCTTCTTCACGGCATTGAACTCGATGGTGTCAATGTCCGGAACCTGCCGAAGCGCCGTCGCCATGCGCTCTTCGTCCCACGAGGGAATGGCCTTGACCGGGATCGTGATCCGCTCGATCGGCCCCCGCAGGAGGTTCATGAGGAAGGCAATTTCGTTCGGACGGTTAATGACGGGCGTTCCGGAGAGGGCGACCACTTTGCAGTCAGTTGCCGTGTAGAGGAGATCGTAGAGTTTGCGAGCGATGTCGGATTGGTTGGCGATTCGTCCGATGAAGTTATGGACCTCATCCAGGATGACCACGCTACCCGAATACGGGTTAGAACCGTCCGCAGGAACATACTTGCCTATGTTCGCAGAGGAAAGTCCATTGTACCGAATGAAGGTGAACCGCTGATCGATGATGTCTTCAATCTGTTTGCCGATGATGTCCTGCGCCGGTTTGGGAAGGGTCCGGTAGTTGGGCTGCTCGCCCTGGACGGTGGTGAAAAAGGTGCGGTTGCGATCGAGGAAGCCATCGGAGATGCCGAGCTGCTTGGCCAGGGCCCGTGTGTCGTCCGAGAGGGTCTGCTGGCGCCAGTGCTGGTCGTACATGTAGAGGGGATCGCCGCACTTGCGGAGCTCGCCGCGATAGTTCTGCTCGAGCGAGGCGGGCAGGAGGACGAACACCTTCTTGGTGGACAAGAGGGACTCTGCGACGGCGATCGACGAGCAGGTCTTGCCGGAGCCGAGGCCATGATAGAGGAGAAGACCGCGATACGGTGTCTCGAGCATCAGGTAGTCGCGGACGACCTTCTGGTGGGGCAGAAGTTCACGGGCAGAGGTCCCGCCGATGCCGGAACAGAGATCGACATCCTTGTCCTCGGCATCCGTTGCCAGGTTCCGGTACTTGAGAAGGGTTCGGGTGATGGAGTCCGCAAAGGCCTTGCGGTTCGGTAAGACATACGACATGCCTCTTGTGTAGGAGCCCGTCTTTTTTGATGCAGACAGAACAATGAAGACGAGACGGCGGCTTCGCCGTGGCGGGGGAAAGCTGCAGACGACAGCGACTGTCCTGGCCCTTCTTCCGGTGGTCGCCGATGGAAAGAGCCTTTGGTCGACCCTGCTGTCTGGAGAGCGCCTCACCGATGCGGAAGTTCAGACTGCGGCCCGGGACATTGTGTCCAAAGCGAAGGAGATGAGCATCCCCCTCCCACCCTCTCCCCTGGAGATGGTTGCGACGGTGCTCGAGACCTGGACGCCTCCGTCCTCCTCGGTTCCCTCCTCCCTGGATCCGTCCGATGTGTACGGGATCAACCCGACAACAGCCCAGTGGGCCCCCCAGGCAAAAGTCACCGTGCATTCGATGGACCCCGACGAGTCGACCGGGTTCGAACGCACTCCGGTCACCGTCGTGTCCGATGACGGGACGGTGGTCTCTGTGAAGGCCCCGGATGATGGGCTTGTCTATCCCTTCCCCAAATCCCAAATTGAACTTCGGCCTGTCGCTGGCGGTCGGCGCCGTCGACGCCGTAAAACTCTCCGGCGCAAGATGTAATGAATCATCGCATCCTGATGGTGACCCTCTACCTGTTCCTGATGGCAGGATTCCTACTGGTGCAACCGGACATTGCCTTTGGTCGCGAAGGACGGATTCGTCCGTTCGGGACCCAGGATCGGGACGCGACTGTCTTCCCGCTCTGGTGGTGGGTGTTTGTGCTGGCCGTTCTCTCCTATCTCCTGACGGTCGTTCTGATGGGCTGGCGGGTTTAATCGCTCTCAAAGGTCTCAATCGCCGAGCGGAGCTGATTGAGCATCCCCATCCGTTCCACATGATGCGGCCGAATCAACGCGGCCGCGTCTTCCAACGACTTCCATGCAAGGCCGGAGATCTCTCTCCGTTGCATGGGTGTGAAGCGTTGGGAGAGATTGACCAACTCGGGCTGCTTCAGAAGCGCCACGAAGTAGATGTGCTTGTACTGGACGGCGTTCAGGCCCGTAAAGGTCTCTTCGAGGATGATGTTCTTCAGGACGACATAGGCATCGCGCGGGACATTGGTCTCTTCCCCGAACTCGCGCACCGCACACGCCAAGTCGGTCTCCCCGCGCATCCGGCGGCCCTTGGGGAAGCCCCATTCGGGTTCCGTGTACTCGGACAGGTTGTTCCGCATGAGGCCGACCCGATCCACCTGGTAGAACCGATCGCGACTGGGAAGGAAGTCGGCCGAGGTTCGATCATCGCCCCAGAGCTGACGCCAGAGGACTTCAAACGAGTCGGAGGCCAGCGCCGCCTGTTCCTTGAGCGTCATGTTCTGGACCAGGGTGGACAGGTAGGGGATATCCGTTGGGTCGTACTTGCCCCGCATGAACTCGGCGAAGCTCATACTGTCCTTCCGTCGGATCATGAGGACCCGAATGGTTTCGGGGTCCACCGGAAGCGACGGGCGATCGATCAGAAGAAGACCGCAGGAGAGGACCGGATCCTTGCAGGTTCGAAAGAGATGGCCTTTCCCACCACAGTTGTTACAGTACATTGGAGGTTGGGGGTGTACCCCGAGGGGTGTCCGTTTTTCCATTGCCTATGGACGGGTCTCACAAGAAAGTTCCTTCGTAGACATAAATGGAATCGGGACCCACCGTTGTGATTCCGCCTGCCCGTCCGGGCGAAACCGCTGGCAGATCGGGGGCTCTCCGCGTCGTTCTCGCCCTTGCAGGAGGTGCACTGCTTCTCTATCTTGGGTACAAGTTCTACAACTTCATCCGCCGCCGAAACGGGCTTCCGGAGCTCTCGATTGACATTTCGGGGCCGGCCAAAGCCAGTGGGGAAGTCTCGACCCCGCTTGACGGAACGACTCGGATGGCCATCGCCGCAAGCGATATTCCGAGTGATGGGGGCGTGAACTACGGAGTGCAGTACTGGATGTACATCAAGGACTGGGACTACAAATTTGGGCAGGAGAAGGAGATCCTCAAACGCACGGCGACCACCTCGCCGTCGATCATGGGCCCTCGGATCTTCCTCAGCCCGACGGAGAACACGCTGAATGTCCGCGTGAGTCTGTTTCCGGATGATACGGCGGCTGGCGCGGCAACTCCTGGGGCCGAGACCACCGGAGACTCGCAGACCTGCACCGTTGAGAATGTCCCCCTCCAGTCGTGGTTCTCAGTGAGCGTCACGGTCTTCCAGCGCAACCTCGATATCTACATCAACGGTCGCCTCGTCAAGTCCTGCGTCCTGACGGGCATTCCTCGTCCGGCCACGGGAGATGTGATCCTGAATGACGCCGGTGGGTTCTCGGGAACCATCTGCAATGTCAATTACTACAACCAGATGCTGTCCCCCGACGATGCGAAGACCTTCCATTCGAAGGGGACGATGTGCGCCGGACTCACAACGGGCGGTGCAAAGGACCTCCCGGACAAGGACTCCATCATGTTCGCACTGTTTGGGTACACCTTCCGCTTCAGCACACTTGCGAAAGACGGCACGGAACTTAATAGCTATACACTCTAAGACCCTCAATGAACATTCTTCTCAAGTGTCCGACGCGGTCGCGCCCGCAGCGCGTGCTTGCGACCCTGGCCAAGTATGTACAGTTGGCCCTTCGGCCCGACAAGATCGGCGTCGCGATCTCCTGTGACACGGATGACACCTCCATGACTCGGAACCTCGTTCAGGAAGAGCTGCATCGGATTCTGGCCCCGACGGCGTGGCATCGGATCTTCTTCAGCCCGAACACCTCCAAGATCGAGGCCTGCAATGCCAACATGGCCGAGATTGATTACCCCTGGGATATCGTGATCCTCGTCTCCGACGACATGATTCCTCAGGTTCGCGGATGGGACGAAACGATCCGGACCCATCTGCGGGCCCGGTTCCCGGACACGGATGGACTTCTGTGGGTGAACGATGGATGTCAGGGCGACAAGCTGAACACGCTGTGCATCTATGGACGGGCACTGTACCAGCAGCTCGGGCACATCTATGAACCGGCCTACAAGAGCCTGTTCTGCGACACCGAGCTCACCGACCGCTGCAAGACGGGCGACCTCAAGGACAAGACGCTGTATATCCCCTATTGCCTGATCCGCCACGAGCATCCTGGGACGGGGTTCCCCCAGCTCAACGATGCACTCTACCAGACCAACCAGAAGCACTGGAGCACGGACATGACTACCTATATCCATCGCAAGGCGTATGCCTACGACTGGTCCGTCCTCATTCCGACGATGACGGGGCGTGAGCAGACCCTGAGTCGCGTTCTCGACTCCCTTCACGAGAAGCTCCGCCGACTCGCACCGGGTCTCCGGGTCGAGGTCTGTCTCGAGTACGACAACCGGGAGACAAGCGTCGGGTCGAAACGCCAAGCCCTTCTTCAGCGGGCGCGCGGGAAGTATGTCTCCTTCATCGACGACGATGACGACATCACAGATGCGTACATCGAGGACTTCCAAGCCTGTCTCCAGGGAGGGCACCAGGTCATGCGACTCCGAGGGCAGATGGACATGTATCCCTTTGTCCACAGCACGGCCAACACGCTCACAACACCGTTGGCCTCCCAGGATACCCCCGCAGTGTTCCGGCGCCCTCCGAACCACCTGAATCCCATGCTGGCCGACATTGCGAAGCTGATTCCCTTTAAGAATGCGACCTTTGGGGAGGACCTCGACTGGACGCTCGCGCTGTGTCGAACGGGCCTCCTTCAGTCCGAGTATCGGGGGGATCCAGCCCGCGTCCACTATCTCTACAACATCGGAGGGCGGACCGTGCATGCATCGACGATTGAACTCCAGCGGACCGTCGGATACGATGAATGGCTGTCCTTTCTCCTTCGGACAGCGGATCCGCAGCGGGCAACTGTAACGAGTACACCGGAGCGACAGGTCCTTCGTCTCGGACCGAGGGGGTTTGTTTCTAAGTAGAACACAATGAACCCGATAGTGGCCCTTGGGCTGGTTGTCATTGCAGGGGTGGTCGTGTATGTCCTCTGGACACGAACTGCCGACGAAACAAAGACTGGAGAATTTGTCCTCTTGAAAGGATCACACCCCGGGAAAGTTGAAAAGTCCCTCTCGCTCGGACTTCCTCGCTCCTTCAATCAGCCGGAGGGTCTCATCTTCTCCTATGCCGCGTGGATCCTCGTGAAGGACTTCCAGGCTGGCTATGGAAGCCCGCGCAGGATCTTCTCAAAGAACAACGCCCCGGGTGTGTATCTCGACGGAACCTCGAATACAATCCTCGTGAACCTGACGACCTTTGATGGGATCGAGACGATGGTGGTTCCGAACATCCCTGCGATGAAGTGGATTCACTTCGCCCTCGTGGTCGACCAGGACGCCGCCGATGTCTACATCAATGGAACCCTGCGGGAGCATCGGTCGATGTCTCGCCTCCCGAAGCAAAACGAGGACTCGATTGACATCGGTCCTGGATGGGACGGCGTGCTTGCGCGTCTCTCGTACTGGCCCCGGGCGATTACACCGACTGAAGTGGACATTCTGTCCAAGCAGCCGGCCCCGGATGACCTCATTGGCAAACCCGCGACTCCTCAGTACTTTGATCTGTCCTGGTACGTTGGGCGATTCTATTCTGCGTAACTACCAAATGAGTGCAGGCGGCCAGCGCGGATTTGATCTCTCCGGCATTACAAGCCTTCGGCAGCAGAATGCATCGGATGCGACGACCCAGACCCGGGTTCGTCTTGTCTACCAGACCTTTGCGTCGACGACGGGTGCGAATGCGTATGCAAACGAGACACCCAACGGCGCGGGATATTATCTTCAATTTCTGCAGGGAGCCAAAGAGTCGTGCGTTGAATGTACGGGTCTGCCGTACCAGAAGCGGATTGCCTGGAGCTTCCGGACCTAACGGAGCCTGCGCGTCCGCTTGAGCTGGGCTCGAAGTTTGGTCCGTTCGGTCTTGGTGGCCCGGGGATTGTAACTAAAGAAATATCTCAAAAAGTCAGCGGATCCCTTGTTCGTCGAGAGCGTCGCATAGAGCTCGGACTTGTGTTTTTTCATGTCGATCAAGGTCTCTTGCCTCCCGATGCAGTCCATCGGAGTCAAGAGGGCATAGCGACGCTTCTCCTTGTGTGCCGCCAGGTCCACAAGGCGTTGCGACACACAGAGGAGGTGCGTGAGTTCATCCTTGTCCACGCCCGTGTACATGTAGGCAAAGTAGAACTGGAGCATGGTCGGAATGGAGGCCACGCGAATCCCGTCCGCCGTCTGGTGATACGAATGGCAGGCCGCCGTCTCGTGGATCCGCAGCAGAACCTCCCCGTCGTCATCGAACACATCCGTGTGTCCCGGAAGGACTTCGGTTCCCTCCTGCACCTCGGTCTGCTTGCCTTCCGTGATCGTCTTGATCGTCTCCGGGTCCGCCAAAAGCGTGATCGGGGCCGACCACTTCGGCGTCTTGCGTTCGTGGAGCTGGGAGGCCGTAATGCCCAAGAGGACAACCGGCTTCGTCCGAAGAAGGGACTCGACGCGCTTCCGCTGAGCCGGAGCCATCGGCGGGCGCTCCTCTCCTGGGCCGCCTGAGGGGCAGACCATCGGGTAGTGCTTGTTCAGAAGCATCAGGCGCTCATAGACCTTGGTCCAGCGCGAGACATCGCCACGCGGCCGCGAGAGTTCGAGGTACATGGACAGCCGCAGAAAGTTCGGAGGGACATAGTGGATCCCGTCGCGGGTCGGGCCCTCCTCCCACAGACGATCAAAGAGCGCGTCCTCCATGTGGGTAATGTCGGCCACTCCAATGTAGTCTGCAAAGACCTTGAAGGTGCCCAGGTGCATCCCCGGCTTCACTTCCACCGACGCAATCCCTGCCGCCGCCAGAGTGTTTGCGATGCTCGTCGCATGCTCTTGCGGGGTCTTGGAGTAGAAGTCATAGTCCGGGACCGTCGTCTTGGGATCGTAGAATCGATCCTCTGCGGGGAGGAGGTTGTTGATGGCCGTGCCACCGTAACACATCACCGAATGCGAGGTTAAAAAGTCGTAGACGATTCCCAAACTCGTCTTCACCAAGGGGTCCGCCGCGGCGGCCTTATCGTTCTCGACCTCGAGGATCTTCACGACCGTCTCGATGTCGTCCATTGTCTTTGCGCGAGAAAACGGAATCGGGGTCCTTTTCTTCTTGGGAGGCAGCAAGGATGCCTCGCCGCTACAATCTTCGAACTCGCGATGTCAAGTGGGTCGAGGATGAAACCCTAACCAAGGTCACACCTGAAGAAGAGGAGGACGAGTCTGAGGACGAGGACTATGTCCCCGAGGAAGAGGAGGAGGAGTCTGAGGATGAAGAGGAGGACGAGGAGTCCGAACCCGAGGCCCAGCAGAGCATCTCCGTCCCCATCCCGAAGAATGCGAAGGTGACGATCCAGATCGACACCCGCCGGGGTGGGTATGACGACGAAGACCTTCTCGACGACGAGGACGACGAGGAAGACGACGAGGAGAGCCTGGAGGACCTTCGGAAGGGCGGGGGCTTCCTCGGGTACCTCATGAACAAGTATGTGCCGCGGGGGAAGCGGGCCAAGTCCGGAAAAGACGAGGCCGGAGAGGAACCGTCCCTGACGCTCAACGACGAAGAGCAGGAGTACTTTGACGAGCTCCCGAAGTCCAAGCAGAAGAAGCTCAACAAGCAGATGAAGCAGATCTCGGGACTGCTGTCCGAAGGCGATGTTCCCCACAAGTTCCGGGTGCTCGACCTCCCCGTCGCAGACAGTGTCAAGGCCAGTGTGGTCAAGAAGCTCGACACGCTCGCCGAGATGGAGGACTCCGGCGCGGACGCCTACAAGCTCCGGACCTGGGTCGACGGGTTCCTGCGCCTTCCGTTCGGGAAGAGCGTGCCACTTCCGGTCAAGCTCGACGATGGCGCCAAGCCGTGCTCCGAGTTCCTGGCCACCACGCGCAAGACCCTGGACTCGGCGGTCTACGGCATGCAGGGCGCCAAGACCCAGGTGATGCAGATCCTCGCGCAGTGGATCTCCAATCCCCAGTCGGTCGGAAATGTCATCGCCCTCAAGGGTCCGATGGGTGTCGGCAAGACCAGCTTCGCGCGCAACGGCGTGGCCAAGGTCCTCAACCGGCCCTTTGAATTCTTCAGTCTCGGAGGCGCGACGGATTCGGCGAACTTTGTCGGCCACAGCTACACCTATGAGGGGAGCACCTGGGGACGCATTGCAGAGAGTCTGATGGGAGCTCGGTGTATGAACCCGGTGCTCTACTTTGATGAGCTCGATAAGGTCTCCGAGACGGCCCATGGCCAGGAGATCATCTCGATGCTGATTCACCTCACGGATCGCAGCCAGAACAGCCAGTTCCACGATCGCTACTTTGCAGGCGTGGACATTGACCTCTCCCAGTGCCTCTTCGTGTTCAGTTTCAACGACGAGTCCAAGGTCCATCCTGTTCTGAAGGACCGCATGCAGGTCATCACTTGCGCGGGATACACGGGAGAGGAGAAGACGATCATCCTCACCAAGTATGTCTGGCCGCAGATCCTCGACCGCACCAAGATCCCCGAGCTGTCGCTGAGCGACGAGGCGGTGAAGTTCCTCATTCAGGAGTACTCGAAGGAGGAGGAAGGCGTCCGAACCCTCATCCGGTCCGTCGAGACCCTGGTGACGCGCATCAACCTCCTGCGCATCGCCGACGAGGAGACGGCCAAGTCCTACTCCTTCTATACCAAGATCACGCTGCCGCTGACCATCACGACAGACCTGGCCCGCCACCTTCTCCAGGACAGGGCCCCCCAGAAGAGTGAGAGTTGGCGGAGCTTCTACAGCTGAAGCCAAGTGAAGGACTCAATCGGAACCGTCGTCAGGCAGGGATTGTCATCCCACGAGGAGAAGGCAAACTCGATGCCCTCCGCCATCGCACGGGCCCCCAAACAATATTCAATTCCGGTGCCCTTGAAGGTGAACGGCAGAGAGAGGCTCTTCGGGGCATAGGTCTCGCCGTCGAGGAGAACCAGGAAGTGGAAGTACTTGCGCGGGGCGCTATAGTCCACCGTATGGACCACCGTCCAGAGATCGGAGCCCACGCGGAAAGGCACAGCGGACCCTCGGACATGCTGGAAGATCCAGGAGGTCGGGTGGGTCTTGGTGATCTCAAGTTTCTGTCCGCGGATCTGCCCGATCTGAAGCGGGTGCCAGCCGTAGAGAATGTCGTCCGTGTCCGGGATGGGAAGCCAGTTTTTCTCACACTCCGTCTCCGTGGGAGGCTCCACGACCTTGCAGTCGCGATAGCTCAGGTGTTTCAGGTCGTAGACGCCGGTGAGAATCCGGTTCTTCTCCGAGTACTCGCGCTGCGAGGCGTAGAAGCGCAGGACGCCCTTGCTGTCGGCGGCCACCCGGAGATCCTCGAGCCCTCGAATGGTCGTGTCACGGCGAGGGAGATCGACGGACTCGTCCTTCATGAGCAACCCGAGTTTTCCGTTCCAGACGACATTCTGCGTGCGCACTGCATTGGTGTTAGACCAGCCTCCCTCTTTCATGAAGTAGGACCCGTTCCGCTGATCAATGTTGTAGTTCACGAAGCGAACATTGTGATAGAACCGATCCCGATGGGAGAAGAAGGTGACCGAGGAGGGGTGAAAATCCAGTCCAGCCGTGTCCCGAAGAACGGGATGGGTCTGGAAGGAAGTTCCAATCGGCTTGATGTAGAAGTTCATGTTGCGATAGACATTCTCGAGGGTGTCCGTCTTGGAGAGAAGGTACTTCATCGACTCCGCGAGACCCTCCTTGTGCTGCTGGAGGTAGTAGAGGAGGATCGTCGCTTCATAGTCAAACAGGCCCGTGTACACTGGCATCTCAATGAACAGGGCATCAGACGACAGGGGGATTTCCTTGCCCATCTTGACATACTGATAGGCCTTGTAGTGCTCGCCCTTCTCGCGGAAGTACTTGGCAAGCTTGTAGACCGACTCTGCGCGGGACGGACGGAAGGCCCGGGCCCGAAGCATCCAGCTCTCGAACTTGATCGGATCGTTGAGCTGCAGATAGGCCTGGGCGATCATGTAGAGGGAATACCACTGCTCCTCCACCCATCCACCAGCCTCGTAGCGCTTCTTGTACATGGCAATGCAGTCCTTCCAGCGGCCGAGGCTGTGATAGGTCTGGGCCAGGTAGAACATGTAGCGGACATTCGTCGGGTCGTCCTTGAGTCCCTGTTCAAGAAGACGGGCGTCGCGGTCGAACTTGTCCGACTTGCAGCCGCCGTCGTTGCGATCGTCGATCGAGCACACCGACCGCGACAGCCCCTTCGTCGGACCATCCCAGTACTCATGCGTCACCCCCCGACAGACCCAGTCGTAGTCCATTCGGACCAACCTGCAGTTGGGATAGGCCAGGGTCCCCGCAACCTGAATGATGCTATAGCCGATCTCCGTGAGCGGCTCCTCCTTCAGGGTTCCCGGCTGGAACACCATGTCGGCATCCAGGAGAAGGCCATAGGTGTCCTTGAGGTCCCACTTGGCAATGTCGCGCACAAAGGCCTTCGCGTCCAGAAAGCTCTGGGTCCGATTGGTTCCGAAGTCCTTCCAGACGGAATGCGTTAGACACCCGGGATGGGTCTTCAGAAACTCGGTCGCGAGGTCGATCGTGGTGTCGGTCGATCCCGTGTCGTGAATGCAGAAGGCGTCGACGACCCCCACGACAGCGTCCAGACACCGCTGAAGGATTTTGGACTCATTCCGAACCATCGAGATGAGCACAATCCGTGGCATGCGTCCGGTTTCTTGGAACTCGCGTCGTCCCTGTAAACAAAATGTCCACAGAGTTCGTGAAGCAGACGATGCGCGACAATTTGAGCCGCACGCTCGTCCCCCATGTTGCCGACGGTCTCTGGAGCATCTACGACAACGCGCTCAAGGCCTGCGAGCGCAATGGACAGCCCGAGAAGACCCTCCAGACCTTCCAGAATCTCCTGACCCGTGTTCCCCAGTGGACGGAGGAGACGCTCTCAAAGGAGGTCGACCGCATCGCCGCGGCCTCCAAGTGCGACTACATCGACGATCTCCTGCTGGGTGTCTTTGTGAGCTACATCCGTGCGTTTGCCAGCCTCCAGCAGTCGGAGGCCACCCATGTGAACCTCGAGTTCCAGCCGCCCACCGTCTCCAAGTTCGTCCATTCGTACTACATCGCGTCGGCGCGGAAGGCCTGGACTTCGGCGTACCTCTTCAAGACGATCGGAGTCTCGTCCGAGCAGCAGGCCCGGAACCGTCGGGAGATTGAGGTCAGCCTGGAGACCACCATCGGCGAGGTCATCGACAGCTTCATCCCCTGGCGCGAAATCAGCAAGGCCTACTTCCACGCCAAGGAGTCTGCCCCGCCCGCCCCTGTCGCGGCCCCGCCTCCGGTGACCTTCGAGGAGAAGCCCCAGGTCCATGAGTTCGAGACGGACAATGAAGCGTCCGACAGCGAGAGCGAGGAGGAGGAGCGCCCGAAGCTCACGCTCGGCGAGGAGGTTGCCCTCAGTGATGATGAGGCGTCAGTCAACACGGAGGACGAGCTGGAGGCCAAAGTCAAGGAGGCCGAGACGGTTGCGTTGAATCTTTGAGAGATCGAGCCTCGAGGCTGAACAAAGATGCCCTCCGATCTGTATCTGTTCGGACTGATTGCGGGAGGGGTGGCGGTCCTTGCGTTTGTCCTCTATGTGTGGGACCGGCGGTCCAAGGGCGCGGCCATTGAGTGGCTCGACGCCGGCAAACTGTCGATGTCTGCGGGAGGTGTCGCCGCAGGGATCGCGTATGCCATGGGAGGAGAGGACAATCCCGTCATCCACAGTGCGGTGACGACGGTGCAGGACATGTTTGTGGGCAAGCCGGAGTTTTAACCGAGCCGCCCGAGTTTGAGATTCCGAATGTGGTTCACGGCGGCCCAGACCAAAAACACCCACGCCGTGAGGACATACATCGAGGTCCAGAGTCGAAGCGATGTGGTCTGGGGGATCATCCCGGCGACCTCAGAGGTGGTCAGGGATCCCACGGCGTAGTGGAAGTAATCCCAAAAGCCCGTGGCGCCCTTGAGTTGGTCGCGAAAGAAGACATAGGTCACCATGGTGAACACGAGATTGATCGCGAACGCCGTCGCAAGCAACGACACAAAGGTGCGCATCAGTCGTACTTATCCTTGGGCAACAACATAATGCCCACAAGCGCGAGGAAGAAGACCACGGTGTGGAGCAGGAGGCCCATGGAGGTCGGGCACCCGTTCACGGCCACTCCGGGGATCACACTGTTGACCACGCGGAAGGTTGCAGGGTTCGCGACCAGGAAGAAGATGAGCGCCGAATAGAGCGAATATTTCACTTTCAGACCCAGGGAGAGAGACATTTAGAAGAGATGTGGATTGTTTTCCGCGATCCCAAGACCATCTTCAACCACCTGGACAAGGTTGTCCTCGAGCTGGTTGACGATGCAGACATTGGAGCGTATCAGCGCCAGCTTCATGCGACCCTGGGCGGTCACGCGCATTTCATTCACGAGGATGTGTATTTCCTCCAGCCGTTCGTCACCTCGGCGCAGGATGTAGAGGTTTTCGCGCGCAAGTATAAACCATGGTCAAACGCCGAGGCACACTGAAAGGGCGTGGAGTTGGGCCGTCGAAGGTCGCGCCGGCCGAGGAGGTAATGGAGGAGGAACCGGTGGAGGTGGAGGAGACCATTGATGTAACGGAGGAGGATGCTCTGGGGGACTTTCAAGCGCTCGTTGGGAAGACTGGTTGGGTCTACGAGGACGGGGATGTCCAGGGGGCGTTTGCGGGTGCGACAAAGACGATCACCGTTGTCAAGGTGGACGACAAGCCCATTCGGTTTATTCTCGACGACGAGGCGCAGACGACGATTGAATCCGGAGAGGATCTGACGACTGCGGCGGCCAAGACGGGCGAGGACACAACCGGGAGCTCACGCCGCTCACGCCTCAAGAAACAGGCACGGCGCACCCAGCGGAAGCGCCGGAATCGCAAAGGCAAGCAGCTTCGCAAGCTCACGACGCGGCGTCGCTGAGTCCTTGCAGTAGCGCGCGATGGCCTTGTAGAGGTCGAACCCATGGTACCGATCATGCCGATCTGGTTTGGCCGTCCGGAACAGGACGGAGGTTCCATCGGTCTGGCTCATCCACCCATGAAAGACATCCTGAAGGGGGTGCCCAGTTGAGACCTCGGGTCCCTCTGGGAAGAGATCCCAATAGACCGAGGTCGCAAACCGACACAGATCAAAACTCGGATTCAGCGGGATCCGAGGATGGGTCTGCACGAAAAACGGCTCGATGTTGTACTGCCCCGCGGCTTCATCATCGAGGCGAAACTGACTGCTCACAAAGTGCCGCGGGTCCTTCATTCCCTGCAGGCGTACACTAAAACACGCCCGGTCAAAGTCGATGAGCTTGATCAGAATTCCATAGGTCGGGACCCGGTAGCACTGGCCTCCGTGGTTGTAATAGAGGACCTCCTGCTCGGTCTTGACATACATGACATTGTTCCCGTGGAGGTCGTTGTGGGTGAACCCATAGACCCGCTGGGCATAGGTCAGCGCAAAGACGATCTGCGCCACCCAGGCGGCATGGTGTTCGGGCTGGGGGTGCGCTTCCAGAAGGTCATAGAAGGTGCCCTCGCACTGCTCCATCACCGTCGTAATGACCGGAACCTCCTTAAAGGTGGCCCAGGCAAAGGACTCTCCCTCGTCGTCCTCCTCGGCCTCCCCCGAGGCCTCTGAGCAGTCGCACGACCGAATGTCGAATTCGTCTTCGTCATCCGACTCGTCGTCCTCCTCGAGGTAGTCCGAGTCCGACGACTCCTCGGCATGCGACTGAGAGTGGCCCCGCGTCGAGGGTTCCGACACATGATCGGCGTCGACATCCACGAGCAGATCGCCGAGATCCACCGTGTCCTCTCCCAACTGGACACTGGGGCGCTGACTGCGGGTGTGCGTAAACTCGGGGCCTGACTCGGTTGTCTTGCGAAGGGTCAGGTCGAAGGTGGAGCCGAGATTCGCACCGAACCACGGGCGATCGGAGAGATCCTCGTAGTCGTCGCTGATATCAACCGTGTGTTTGGAGGCCAGGGCCGTATAGACGCCATAGACCTTCGGGAAATGGGAGCAGCCGGATTCAGAGAGCACGATCGAGGCCAGGGCCCCGACATAGCCGGCCGTATGCGGACTCTGGAGACTTGTCTGGAGGTCCGTCGCGACAGACTCGGGCTTCGGAAGCCCCAGGCCCGAAAAGTCGCCCCGCATCCATTTGAAGGGGCTCAGAAGCATGGTGGTCTTGCGGTGCACCGGAACAACCCGGCCCTTGGAGAGTCGAATCTGCTGGGCATCGACGATGGACTCGAGGGGATCGGACAGGCGGACGCCATATTCCTGGAAATTGGCGACACGCTCGGTCTTGAACAGAGTCTCGAGGGGTGGGAAGAAGGGTTGCAGTTGGGTCAGACCCCACGGGGCACCGTCAATGCGCGGAGCGCGATGGACCTTCAGGGAGACAGGGAGGGTACGAAGATCCTTGCCCATTGTGATTCCCCTCGGCAATCCAAAACGGAAGGCGAACGAGACCACCTCGTCCTTGGAATGGAGCTTGGACTCTACATCCTTCTTGCCGTCTGGCTGTACCTGGTCGCCCTGACCTGCGGGATGATGCGGCGTCTAAACTCTCTGCGGGAAGAACAAGAGGAATGAACTTCCAACTCCGGAAGTTTGACATGAACATGATCACGGATCGATGTGAGATTGACAGTCGCAAGAGCCCGATGATGGTTGTCATCGGCAAGAAGGACACGGGCAAGTCCTTTTTGGTCCGGGACATCCTGTTCCAGACCCAGCGGCATTTTCCTGTCGGCACCGTCATCAGCGCCACGGAGGTGGCCAACGAGTTCTTCCAGCATATGGTCCCGGGCAAGCTGATTTACGACAAGTACGACCGGGCTGTCGTCGAGCGCGTCATCAAGCGGCAGGCCCTGATCAAGAACAAGCGAAACACCGACAAGACCGCCCGCGGAGGGAGTTCATCGATTGACCCTCGGGCCTTTCTGATCCTCGACGACTGTCTCTACGACGCCAAGGCGTGGATCAATGAGGAGTCGACTCGCTTCGTCTTCATGAACGGCCGTCACATCGACCTCATGACCATCATCACCATGCAGTATCCGCTCGGTATCACGCCGAATCTGCGTACGAATGTGGACTTTGTGTTCATCCTCCGCGAGAACATCCTGGGGAACCGTAGACGCATCTACGAGAATTACGCAGGAATGTTTCCGACCTTTGAGATGTTCTGTCAGTTTATGGACCAGTGCACCGAGAACTACGAGTGCCTCGTGATCTGTAACAATGTGGCGTCAAACAAGCTCGAAGATCAGGTGTTTTGGTACAAGGCGTCTGACCATCCGCCCTTCAAGCTCTGCGATCAGGCGCTGTGGGCCGACAACAAGCCCTTCCAGTCTGCAATGCTGAGCACCGAGGAGTACAATCCGTTAGCCGTCCGCAAGAAGAACCAGGGACCGTCCGTCTGGGTGAAGAAGGAAGACCCCGATGCTAATACACGAAAGTGAGGAGCTTGCGCGTCGCCCGACGACGCTTGGGCACCTTGCGCTTGGTCCGGCGACGACGGCGACGACCGCCGACATCCTCCTCTGAAAGGCTTGCAAGCGCAAGGGCTGCAGAAATCGCTTCCCGCTGCGCCTTGACCTCGGCATCCGGCGCATCCGCTAAGACACGAATCGGGTCTCCTGCGGGGCGGATCGATGCTGTTGCCGCAGAGGCTCG